TGGCTTGGATAGTCTAACTAAAGAGCGTCAGCTGATTCGCCAAATGCGCGAAGCTTACGAGGGTGACAAAGCCAAGCCTCTATCTCCCATGATGTTTGCGGGAATTATATTAGAAGGTGGTATCGTAGGATATGATTCATCGACAAGGTCTGGTGGATCTGCGATGAGGATGTTGGGCATTGGCCCACAAACACAATATTCTGAGGATATAGTAACTATCAGCTTAAGAGCTGTTAGTGTGAATTCAGGAAAAGTTTTAGTATCAGTGACAGTGCAGAAGACGGTTTATTCTGCTGCTGACAGCTTAGCGATGTTGAAGTTCGTTAAGAATGGAACACAAGCATTTGAATTGGAGACAGGATTAACTATCAACGAGCCAGGTACATTAGCTGTTAAAGCTGCTGTTGAGGCTGCAGTTGTTGAGCTTATTAAAGAAGGAGAGAAGAAAGGTGTATGGGAGTTCTCATATCCTTATGTCGCTCCAGAAAATAAAATAGAGGAGACAAAATAGATGAACAACTATTTAAAGATAATGGTTGCGATGATATTTTCGGCGTCTGCATTCGCAGCAGACAATAGTATCTACATTGACCAATCAGGTGATAATTCTACTATTGATATCACTCAAACGGGTGCTGGTAACGTTATTCGTGGGATTCAAGGAGTTGGTACTGGTAATACAACGCCAGCTAAGATCTATGGTAATAATACTGCTATAGATATCCAACAAGTTGGTTCTACTAACACGTTAAACTTAGGTGTGAATACATCTACTGCAACTGGTAGAGCATACGGTATTGACTTAACATACTACGTGACTGGTAATTCTGGTACTGCTACTATTAACAGTAATAACTCTGGTACAGGTACTTCTGGATCTAACTTTATTGACGTAAGACAAACAGGCAACTCTGCAGGTATTAACTTAAATATCTTAGGTTCTAAGAATGACTTTACTGCTGTAACATCAGGTGGTTCTGGTAATAGTATCACAGCATCAATTACTGCTGACGAGACTGTTAATAATATATCAATGACTGGTGGTGGTAGCAATACATTAACACAGACTACTACAAGTAATAAAGCAACAAACAATATTACTACACTTGGTGCAAGTAATGGTATAGTGTTAACACAGTCTGGTACAGCTGGAACTAATGGTCATGCATTTACATTAAATCTAACTGGTTCAAGTAATACATTAAACGTAACACAATCAGGTACTATTGATACCACAGTGAACTTACTTAGCAATGGTAGTGGTAATGCATGGAACATCACAACTGGAAATTAATAGTTCTACTCTTATTCGCTGTTAATTCATACGCAGCGATAGGAACTATTACTGAACAAAGTAATACCGCTCCTAGCATATCGCGAAAGAGCGGTACACTTTCAGGCACAAAAGGTACAGGCGTTGAGATGTCTGATACCATCAAAACAACTCAAGGTAAAGTAGGTATTACCTTTGAAGATAAAACAAAAGTAGACATCACAGAAAACTCGAAGTTAGTTATCGATGAGTTCGTCTATGATCCAAATTCTAAGAAGGGCGGAAAGTTAGCCGTTAACATTGCATTAGGAACTGCACGATATGCTTCTGGTCAAATTGCGAAGAACAATCCGCAGAGCGTGGCGATTAATACTCCTACGGCTACTGTCGCTGTCCGTGGTACAGACTTTACTGCTACTGTTGATGAGTTAGGTAGATCCACATTCATACTATTGCCTTCATGTCCAAAAGGTTGGATTGACATAGAAAAAGACTGTAAGACTGGTAAGATCGAAGTTATTACGGATGAAGGTAAGGTTCTATTAGATAAAGCATTCCAAGCTACGAGGGTAGATTCAAAAGAAACAAGGCCATTCAAACCAGTCATCGTTAATCTGACAGAAGACATGATTAATAACCTATTGGTATTATCTCCTCCAAAAGAACTAAGAGAGACTGATAAAGATAGACAGCGAAATAGAGAATCTGCAAAGGGAGCACTTGATGTTGACTTCCTTGCAGAGAATAAACTAGTAGACGTACTAGCTAAAGAAGAGAAAGAGATGTACCAAGATAAGTTATCTCGTAACCTGTTAGATAATGACTTCCTTGCAAACGTATTAGACATCATTAATGCGCAACTAGCAGCACAACTAGATTTACTTGGTAAGACAAAGACAGGTTTATTACCTGATTATGTACCAACTTCAGGTGTTACAGTTGAGGTCGATGATTTACAAGTTACATTATGTCGTGAGGCTGGTGGAGATACTCAATGCATTACGACTCCAAAAAACCAAAATACTACTGTGACACAGACACAAGGTCCAGTAGAAATTAAGAATAGGATTAATAACGGTGGCGGCACTACTATCAATACTACTCAGAATTAGTCTTGTATTCTTATTAATATTTAGTACTGTGGCTCAGGCTATAACTTACTCTCCTAATGGGACATCAGGATTAAATCTTGTTTATAATGGTAATGATGATGATAATTCTTATACTGTCAATCTGCCTTGGTCAATTAATTTTTTAGGTACTAACTATAGTTCTGTTTATGTTGGTACAAATGGATATATCACTTTATCCTCACCTAATTCTACTTACTCAGGATTCTCTCCTTCCAATCCAGCTGGTCCACATATAAGCATATATCCCGCAGATCGTAGACTATATAAATTGTATTATGCGCAAATAGATGCAGGTACTGCTCAAGCACGATTTGTTATCAGAGCGCAGGGTGTTGATTATTCTAATGCCGCGGTCACCTATATATGGGAGGTTCATTTTTATCCAGGTTCATCATATTTTGATATCTACTTTGTAGATGCACCATCATCAGGCAACGCTGGAACTACAGGTATTAGTAATGGATCTACTTATGTTTCAACGTTTACCACAACTGAATTAACAGGTATTCGTATTAATGCTAATGGAACACTTGATACCGGTGCACCAGCGTATAGTTCATCTATCACTATTGCACAACAAGCACGTAAGAACTCTGAGACTGCTCAAAGGACATCTCAATCTGGTAATGAAATACAGATTGAGCAGATAGGTGATAATAACAACATTACGATAAGACAAGGTGTTAACGTTACTGGTAAGAATAGGATTGAGTTATACTCTAATGGTAATTATAATACGCTTAACTTAAATCAAGGTTATACTACAACAGGAACAGTATCAATAGGAGATAGTAATAACCATTATCTTAATTTAAACTTAATAGGCAATAATAACACAGTAACAAAACAACAGACTGGTACAAATAACTTTTTAGAGACAACTATAAGTGGTAACAATAATAATGTTACTAATCTTCAACAGGGTACTAGTGGTAAGATATTATTTCAGAGTGTGAGTGGTAATAGTAATACAGTGACTACTAATCAGAAGGATTCTGGTCAGCATTACTTGGATCTTAAGTTAACTGGGAATGGTCATAATGTAGGTGTAACTCAACAAGGAACAGGTAACCACGCTGCTACGATTGACTTGACTAATTCAGGCGGTGCAGCAACACTTAACCTTAACCAGTTAGGATCTACAAATCAGATATATAGTATACAACAAAGCTGTGTTAATGCTGCAGGCTGTTCAACAAACATTAGCCAATGATTGACCATGCCAAGATTAATGCGCCTAATGCTAATAAAAGTTCTAAAGTATATAACATGTTATTCTCCTTTCTATATTACTTATAGGAATAATATGTGTTTCTTTATATTATGTTTTTATAAGCTTATTCCAGGAATGTATAAATAAACAAAATGAAAAAGTATAAAACCATTTGCATTTCCGATACACATCTTGGTTCTAAGGATGCAAAGGCTGATTTACTTAATAACTTCCTTAAGAACCATGAGTGTGATAACCTATTTTTAGTAGGCGATATCATAGATGGTTGGAAGATCCAACAGAATAAATGGAAGTGGAAGCAAAGTCATACTAACGTTATCCGTAGGATATTAGGTTATGCTAAACGCGGAACTAAAGTTACGTATGTGACAGGTAATCATGATGAGTTTATTAGACCATTTGTTAATCAATTTTCTCTTGGTTCTATTACTATATGCAACCAAGCAGAGTACAGAGGCATTGATGGAAATCTATTCTTAGTAACACATGGCGACATGTTTGATGGCATTACAAGAGTTGGCAAATGGATCGGGTTTCTTGGCGATACAGCTTATGACTGTGTATTATGGATCAACACTAAGTTTAATTACATAAGACATAGGTTAGGGTTTGGTTATTGGTCGTTAAGTAAGTTTCTTAAACATCAAGTAAAGAAAGCGATAGATTTTGTATTCAAATTCGAAGAAAACCTTGCAGGATACTGCGAACGAAAAAACTTTGACGGAGTTATTTGCGGGCATATCCATACTGCATCGATTAAGTCTATCAATGGAATAATCTATATGAACGACGGAGATTGGGTAGAATCATGTTCAGCTCTAGTAGAACATGAAGATGGTAAATGGGAAATAATTTATTGGAATAAAATAATATGAAAGTAAAAAAATTAGTACGCAAGATGTATCTAGCATGTGTTAGACACCAAAAGAAGAAGCAAAAGAAACTTTGGTTTAAAGCATTGAAGAAAAGTTTACAACATAAGAAGACGCAAATCATACAATGAAGATATTAATAGTAACAGACAATTTAAGAGATCAAGTCAATGGCGTTGTCACCACATACAAAAATATTGAGGATCATGCTGTTTCTGCTGGCCATAGTATTGTTTATTTTGATCCCCGGCAGTTCCGTCATATTGATTGTCCTTTTTATCCTGAGGTCAAACTTTCCATTCCTTCGTACTTTATCAGTAAGATTAAGAAGATGGGTGCGGATCGCATTCACATCGCGACAGAAGGTCCGCTAGGACTATTTGCAAAGTTCTACTGTGACGCAAACAAGATACCATACACCACAGCGTATCATACTAAGTTTCCAGAATTCTTAAAAAAATTACTATGGATACCTACATCTATCACATATAGGTATCTTAAATGGTTTCACAAGTATTCTAAGGCTACACTAGTCCCTTCACAATCAATGAAAGATGAGCTAGAATCAAAAGGATTTAAAAACTTAGTTACTTGGACAAGAGGTGTATCACACGAACTAATAACTAAGAGGACTACTTCTAAAAACAATCAACCACTAAAAGTATTATACGTAGGGCGCGTATCTAAAGAAAAGAACTTAGAAGACTTATGTAAGTTACAAGATGTCTATGATATCACTATTGTAGGTGATGGCCCAACATTAAATGATTTAATTCGCAAGTATAGAAAAGTTTATTTTACTGGATATAAGTTTGGAGAAGAGTTATCTAAGATCTATTCTGAGAACGATGTATTTGCCTTCCCATCTTTAACAGATACATTTGGTATAGTCATCATTGAAGCAATGTGTAATGGATTGCCAGTGGCAGCATATAGAGTAACCGGTCCACAGGATATAGTCGAGTATGGAGTTACAGGATACCTAAGTATGTATGGTAATGGGTTAGATTCTTCTATAGAAAAGTGTAGGTCATTAGATAATATTAAAGTCCAAGATCTATCTGTTAATAAGTGGACGTGGAAAAACTGTTATGATATATTCATTAACACAATAAAATAATTTTACTTTAATTAAATATAATAATATAATACTATTATGAAAAAAATATTACTAAGCCCATGGTTGGCTCTATTAACGTTAACATTATTAATAGCGATCAGAGTTACTGACCCATCATTTGTAGAGTCAGTTAGACTAAGATACTTTGATACATTAATTACAAGTAAGCAACAAACTATTTCAAAACAGGTTCATGTCGTAAACATTGATGATAAGTCAATTGAACGACTAGGGCAATTCCCATTTCCAAGGACACAATATGCAAATATTATCGAAGATCTTTATGCTCGTGGCGCTGGCCTCGTTGTTTTTAATCTGTTTATGCCTGATAGTGATAGGTTTAGACAAGATGCTGGACTTGCTGATACCATCGCTAGACACCCTGTGGTCTTACCTCAGGTAGCTACATCAGACAAACAAAAACCTGGTGCATTTAGACCAGGAGTTTCAGAGATTGGTGGTAAAGCTTCTGACTTTGCAGTAAATTATCCAGGCATTCAAGCCAATATATCATTATTTAACAGCAAAGCTGCTGGAATAGGAGTCGTAAATGTATTACCTGAAATTGATGGTGTTGTTCGTCGTATCCCTATGGTCGTTGCAAGTGAAGGCCAACTGTACCCAAGTATCAGTCTTGAAACAATGCGTGTTGCAGTCGGAGACCCAAGTTTCCAAGTTAAATCTACCGATGCAGGAATCGAAGCTGTTCGAATCCCCAAGTTCGCAAAGATTACCACTGACACCGTTGGCCGAATATGGGTCGACTGGTCGTCTAATCCAATTGAACACTCCGTTGTGGACCTCCCAAAATCATTCAACGGAGGTATCGTCATCGTTGGGCTTACCGCTCGGGGACTTAATAACCCAGTCGCAACTGCCAGAGGTGCAATCTATCCGCATTATGTACAAGCTTCTGTACTAGATACACTAACATCAGGCACCAGCATATCACGTCCTGACTGGGCAGATGGTGCTGAGATATTAGGATTAGTATTACTTTCTATCATATCAATTTTATTAACAAGGTGGACATATGGATTTATTCCTGTCATTGCTATTCTCGGTGGTGTTTATTTCGGCAGTAGGTATATTTTCCAAGGACATTCGCTTTTACTGGATGTTAGCTTTCCTATTATTGGGCTTGTGTTGGTTTACTTACACAGCTATACAGTTAAGTTCCTTAGCGAGTTAAGCCAGAAGTTACAGATCAAGAAACAGTTTGGTTCTTATGTAAGTCCTATCATCGTTGAACGTTTACAAAAAAATCCAGATCTTATTAAACTAGGTGGTGAAGAGAAGATGCTGACCGCAGTCATGACTGACATGCGTAACTTTACTGGACTTGGCGAGAAGTATGGTGCAGACGTAGAAGGTTTTACTGCTATCATGAACCAATACATGACAGCGATCGCTCAACCGGTATTTAAGAATGATGGATGTTTAATTAAGTTTATTGGTGATGCATCACTACATATTCATGGTGCTCCGTTAGATGATGATAAACATGCATATCATGCAGTTAAGACGACGCTTGAAATGATTGAAGCAGTCGAAGAGTTTAATAAGCATTTAGAATCTATTGGCAAACCTCCTGTCGGTATGGGTGCTGGTGTCAATACAGGTAAGATCTTAGTAGGTAACATCGGATCTGAAGGTAAGATGGGCTATGACGTGTTAGGTGATCCTGTCTCAGTAGCTGCACGATTAGAGAGTCAAACAAAATCATATGGCGTATTGATGATCCTTGGTCCTGATACAGCTGAAGCAGTTAAAGATGACTTTGATGTCGTATGGTTAGATAACATCGCTGTTAAAGGTAAGACAGTTGGATTAGACATCTACACAGTCGGTAAGACTATCAAACATAAACATGAAGAGTATAAGAAAGAGTATACTCGCGGTAATTGGAAACGTGCCACAGAATGGGCATTAGAACTCATCGACGATAAAGACGTCACCATCAAAGACTATTATCATAAGATGATAGAGAGAATGAATCAAGGTCTCCCAGCTAACTGGGATGGCACTTATCACGCTACCTCTAAGTAGCATATATCCTCCAGTCCGTGCTGTCCCAGGAGCTCCCGGGCATACCCAAAACAAAGTCTAATATAATCAATAACTTGCATAATACGTAAGTTATTGATCCATATACAATATTTATTTTCAGCAGGCCTATGTACTTTAATTAGCTAATCCGGTATAATGGTTATATTAAATCAAACAACGGAGAGAAACAATGAAAAGCTTACAAGAACAAATCAAATGGGAAATGCAATGTTACGGTATGACAAAGGACCAATTAAAACGTATGGTTAAAGAGCAATCATTTCCAGGTACTGAAATCATGTTCGCGGCGGGATTATTAAGTGACGCACAAGAAGTTATCGGTGCTGACTTAAATGGTGCTAACGAAGGTTGGGTTTCACCTCAACAAGCTAATGAAGCTCGTCAATTCATCAACTGTGCAAAGGCAATTATATTTGAGTTGATGGAATCACGTAAAGAGCCAATCTAAGCATGTACATTAATTAACTAATTTGGTATAATAACATTATGGAAAATCAAGATAACATTAAACTAAACGTAAAAGGTCTTAAGAGGGGTTACATGTATTCTACTCCAGACCCTATCGACTATGATGATCTCATAGAAGACGAACGTGAACTTTTAAATGCCATGGCCGATCCTCACTTTAACGGTCCTGGCTTTGACGAATAAGACTCTACGCCACTTAATACATATATGCGGACTATGTCGACTCAGCTTCCGCGGGTCAGTGTGGATACGCACGCTGTAGAGTCTTTTTTAAAGTGCATTAGAGAGGTCAAACTAAGGGTACCTCTATTTGATCTAATGCACTTTAAAAAGGGCCTATAGCTCAGTTGGTTAGAGCAGAGGACTCATAATCCTTTGGTCCATGGTTCGAGTCCATGTGGGCCCACCATTTTTTTTAACTTGAAAGGTATATCATGCAATTATTAGAAGAAGATCGTAAGAAAATCAAAGGCGCATTAGGCGAGATCTCTGATTCAATGACACGAGTCGAGGCTGAAAAAGACTTTGTTAAAGAAGTACTTAAGAACCTTTATGACGAATTTAAGATCCCTAAGAAAACTTTAGCTAAGCTTGCTAATACGTATCATAGACAAAACTTCAATGAAGAAGTAGCTTTGAACGATGAGTTCGAGACTATCTATCAAACAGTTACGAACCAAGAAGCAGAATAATTGTACATTATTAATTAATTATGGTATACTGCCAATATGAAAACTAAAAAACCTACCAAAGAATGGCAAGAA